TGAATATATAGTTGAAATTATTTCATCATCTACAATTCAAGGTTTAAATTCTAACGTTAAAATAACTTTTAAAGAAAGTGATATTATTAGAGCACCTGAACATGAATTATGTTTATTTGAAACTCGCACTTTGCCTCCGCGGAAAGATATACTTAAACATTGGGCTACACATTTAAATATTCCTATGTCGTTATGTATTTCTATTCGTAGAGAAGAAAATGGCTTATTGGAAATTCAAAATGTTTATAAACCTGAACGTGCTCTTAATTTTGCTGTTGCAGAATTGGGTATTAAGCGTACTTGTTTTATAGGTACGACTGAAAGAAATACAGTCAATGGCGATTGTGGTTCGTTAACATTTAATCCTTCACCTAGAGGTCCAATTATTTTTGGTCTTCATACTTTGGGTCGTGATAACATAAATGGTATTATGGGTGTTGTTCAAAGTGAAATTTTATCTTTGATAACGAAACATGATGCTTTATTTACACCTTTAATGGAAATTCAAGGATGTGGACAACCTATGTTAGATCTTGAAGCCAAGTGTAATAGATTAACATTACCACATCATAGATCTATGTTTCGCTATTTACCAGAAGGATCATTGAATATTTATGGATCTTTAGTAATGAATAGAACTATGCCAAAAAGTAATGTATGTGCTACTGTTTTATCAGAAGAAATGTGTGATCATTTTCAATGTAAAGTTGAGCATGGACCACCAGTTATGTCTGGCTGGAATCCATGGAAAAATAATATAGTTGAAATGATTAAACCAAATGCTACATATGATCGATCTATATTAAATGCATGCGTAAAATCTTTTACTGATGATATTACATCTCTTTTACCCAAAAATTGGGAAAATGAAATGTGTTTTCTGAGTAAATATGCATCTGTTAATGGAATACCTGGAGTAAAATTCATTGACTCAGTCAATAAAAATACTTCTATGGGTTTTCCTTGGTGCACTACAAAAAAGAAATTTATGATTGCTAGTCCTCAGGGTGACAATCTTGATGGTGTAGATTTTCAACCTGAAGTTTGGTCTCGATATGATAAGATTGCACAATTGTATTCTGAGGGAAAACGTGCATTTCCAGTGTTTGTAGGAACACTTAAAGATGAACCTACTGCTTTTGCAAAAATTGCAAAAGAGAAGACTCGAGTTTTTACTGGAGCACCTATTGATTGGAGTTTAATAGTTCGTTCGCGACTATTACCATTCATCAAATTACTGCAGACAAATAAATATATATTTGAAGCAGGACCCGGCACTGTATGTCAATCTATGGAGTGGACTTGTATTTATAAATACTTAACTGTTCATGGAGAAGATAGAATTATTGCTGGTGATTATGGTAAATTTGATAAACGTATGATTGCTGATTTTATATTGGCAGCTTATACAATTATCGCAAATGTTTACCGTAAAAGTGGTAAATTCACTGAAGATCAAATTCGTGAGATTATGTGTATAGCTGAAGATACAGCTTTTCCTGTAGTTAATATGAATGGTGATCTTGTTGAATTTTTTGGAACTAATCCATCTGGACATCCTTTAACTGTTGTGATTAATTCACTTGTTAATAGTCTTTATATGAGATATTGCTATTGTAAATTAAATCCTAAAAGTGAAGTTCGTTCTTTTAAAAAGAATGTTAATTTATTTACTTATGGAGATGATAATATTATGGGAGTATCTCGTGATTGTGATTGGTTTAATCACACTGGTATTCAAGCTATTTTAGCTGATATTGGTGTGGAATATACGATGGCTGATAAAGAGTCGCAATCTGTACCTTTCATCAACATTAAAGATTGTCAATTTTTGAAAAGAACTTGGCGTTTTGATGAAGATGTTGGTGCATATTTATGTCCTCTAGAATTAGCATCTATAAAGAAATCATTAACTGTTTGGTGTCCTTCTAAATCTATTGAGAAAGAAGAGCAAATGGTTGCTGTGATTTCAAGCGCCAATATGGAATTTTTCTATTATGGGAAAGAAATTTTTCAATATCATCATGATTATTTCAAGATGATATTACAGCGTGAACCCTTTTCTCATTACGTGCATAACAGCACTCTCCCTAACTGGGAGGAGCTTCATTTACGATTTAAAGAAGCTTCAAAAATAAGATAAATCGTGTTCCTTAATTGGAAGGATGTGGATTTGGCTGTCCCCATCTTAGTGAAACTAGTCATCTAAAACAAATAATAATACTGATAACAAAAGTGTTAAGAATGTGACCAGAACTACATTCGCATATTCAGCTGGAGAGTTGAATATGTTCAAGAACTCATTACAAAATAAAATATCTGATATTCATTTTACACCTTTACCGGTTATTAATGAGTATGAAGATAATTATTCAGATTTAGATTTTAATCTACAATCTGAAGATTCAGCAGAATTAGATGGTGTCGCCACTCTCAATCAATTGGGTGATGGTACCACTGAACAACAGACAGTAACATTTGTGGATAATGAAGGTGGTGCTTTTTATGATGCACCAAATTCAACAAATGCTGTTGCTATGGTAGATAATACTGAAGATATTAATTTAGGTAAATTTCTTATGAGACCTACTTTAATTAATACAACTACCTGGACCACTGCTGATTTACCTTCAGTTAAAACTACTGTAACACCATGGTTCAATTTTTTGAATGATGCTGTTATTCGTAGAAAAATTGAAAATTATACGTTTATACGTGGTAATCTTCATGTTAAAATTGTTTTAAATGGTACACCTTTTCAATATGGTGCTATGCGTATTTGCTATACACCTTTATTGGGATTTATGAATGATAAATTTATAGTTGGTACACCATTTCAACCTTCGCAGATACCTTTTTCACAAAAACCAGGATTTTTTGTTTATCCACAAGCTAATGCTGGAGGTGAGATTGTTCTACCATTTTTATTACATAAAAATTGGTTAGATCTTACATCTGCTTCAGAAGTAACCAATATGGGTACTTTACGCTATGTAATTTACGCACCTTTACAAGTTGCTTCTACAGGTGGTACTACTACAGTTTCTATGCGTACTTATGCATGGATGTCTGATGTTCACCTTATGGGATCCACAACTGCTTTATCATTACAAGCTAAGGATGATGAATATGGTAATGCTCCAGTATCAGCACCAGCTACTGCTGTTGCTAGTGTTGCTAGTTATTTTACCAAAATACCTTATATAGGTAAATTTGCACGGGCTACCGAAATGGGAGCTAGTGCAGTTGCTGATATTGGTAGATTATTTGGTTACAGTGATGTCCCAAATATTTCTAATATTCCAGGTTATCAACCTATGAATGCTCCAATGTTAGCATCATCACATATTTCTGTTCCATTACAGAAATTAGCTCTTGATCCTAAACAAGAATTGAGTATAGATCCATCTCCACATGGTATTGGTAGTATGGATGAATTATCTTTAAATGTTATGAATCGTAAGGAAAGTTATTATGCTATTACTAGTTGGTCAACATCTGATATAGTTGGTACTCAAATATGGAATACTAGAATTAATCCTTATCAAGTTACAGCTACACCTATTAATAATGCTGCTGCAGTTCAAGTAGGTAATACTGTGTATAATACACCACTTGCTTATATTGGAAATCTTTTCAATAATTGGCGTGGTGATATTGTAATTAGGATTAAAGTAGTATGTACTAAATTTCACAAAGGTCGTTTGAAAATTTCATATGATCCTCGTGGTGATATTTCTACTACAGATGCTCCTGAAAATAGTGTCTATACTGAAATTATAGATATTGGTGAAAATGATGATATAGAAATTAGGATTCCTTATCATCAAGATTTAGCTTGGCTTAAAGTTGATAAAACTTTAACTGCTAATTGGACACCAGGTAATTCTTTACCTAATAGAATAGGTATAGATAATGGTTTATTATCTATTCGTGTTCTTAATGTCTTAACAGCACCTACTAGCGGTTCAATTAATCTTCTCTTTTTTATTAAAGGAGGAGATAATTTTGAATATGCTAATCCTTCTAGTTGTATTGGTCCTACTACTAGTCAAATTAGACCATCATTCTTCCAACTACAATCAGATGATAAAACTGATGTTGTATCCAAGTCTTATACTATGGGTACAGAATCTGTTAATTTACCTGAACGCTATGCGTTAAATTTTGGTG